CTGGTATTCAACAAGCAGAAGGCGCACAACAGGCATTTAAACCATTACAAACTGGTGCTGAGAGTTTGTTTAAACTTGGTGCAGGTTATCTTGCTGAGAAGCCTGAAGATGTTGCTAAAAACTATCTTGCCTCTCAAATGGCTCTCTTGAAACCAGGCAGAGAACTAGAACTTGCTAATCTGCAAAACAGACTCCAACAACAAGGTCGTGGCGGCCTGTCTGTTGCTCAAGGTGGCACTATGGGTGCTACTACTCCTGAACTACAGGCTTTGTTTAATGCTCGTGCTAGACAAGAGGCTGAATTAGCGGCTAATGCTCAACAATTGGGTCAGAGGGATGTTTTGTTTGGTTCAAGTCTATTGGGTCAAGGCGCACAAACAATGGGGCAATACTATGGTGGTCAGCAAGCCGCCTATGCCCCATTTACAACTGCTTTAGGTCAGGTTCAAGGCTTAGAGACTTTAGGTCAACAACCATTCCAAATGGGCGCTCAACTTGGTAAAGAAGCGTCTACAGCGGGTGCAAGGGTTGGTGAATTGGGATTGGGCGGTGCTAGATTAAGTACAGCCTTAGCGACAAGTGCAAATGCTACTACCAATCCTTATGCCCAAGCATTGATGGCGGCAGGTAATCCAAATGCTATGTTTGGTCAATCACTTGGTAATGTGTTTGGCGGTCTATTTTCGTAAGGAATCATCATGGCAAGTATAGTAGAAGGTCTTTTTGGCATGACTCCTGAAGCGTATCAGGGTCAACAGTACCAACAAGACTTAAAGAGAAGTTATGAATTAGCACAACTCGATCCTGGTGCTGCGGCAAGAGCGCAGTTGGGAGCAAGTGTTGGTCAACTTGGTCGTGGCTTTGCAGGTGCTTTGGGCATAGAAGACCCACAACTGAAGTTAATTAGTGCTCGTCAACAGATTCTTGGTCAACTAGATCAATCTGATCCTGAATCAATCTTAAAAGGCGCTCAGATGTTGGCACAGATGGGTGACCAACAAGGTGCTATGGCTTTGGCTCAATATGCTCGTCAAGCAGAAAGTGATGTGGCTCAAACTAAACAAAGACTAGCGGCTGCGTTAGCTTCTGAAGCAGCAGCAAGACGGGAGCGAATCCAAGCCGATCCATTCCAAAAATTAGTGGAATCAGGTAAATATACCCCCGCAAGTCTTGCAGAGTATCAAAGAACTGGATTACCCGCAGATTTAGTCTTATACGAAAAACCAGAAAAACCTGAGAACCTACGTTCTGGAGAAAAAAGAGAAGCAGTTTCTAATGAAATGTTTGACAACAGATCATTTAAAGACCTTACACCAAAAGAAAAAGCAATTGTTAATAAGCGTCTAGAAGATGAAGAAGGTACAAGAGCTGAAAAAGGTGCTCCTAAAACTATTTTGCCTGGTCAACCAGTACCTACAAAAGATTGGATGGACTTTACTCAGAAAGTTTTGAGTAGTGATCCAATAATGCAACGCACTTCTACGATTCTTTCTGATGCACCAAGTGCTATTGAAATTATTAGAAACTCAAGAAGCAATGATTTTGCAGCGGCTTCTTTGCCAACTTCAATAGCATTGTTGACAGGTCAAGGTAAGAATATGTCAAATGCTGATGTTGACAGGTTTGCCCGTACTGGTGGACTTGATGATCGTTTAGCACAAGATGCTGTAAAGTTCTTTACTGGTAGAACAACTGAAGTTAAGAAAGATCAAGCAGAGAAGTTTGCTATTGCTCTTTATCGTGGCGCATTGATTGAACGTAAGAAGAAACTAGAGTCGGCAGCAGAAGAGTTTGGCTATACCGAGTCACCAAACTACAAAGTTGCACTAAGAAACATTGATAGTCAACTTGCTCAGTTTAAACTTGTTAAAAAAGGTGAAGGCGCACCAACTGCAACAAAAACTGGCAATCCTTTGATTGACAAATATCTATTCCCTCAAGCGGAGAGTAAATAATGGCGACTTACGAACAAGTGATGGAAGCCCTGCGTAGAGCAGATGCAGAAGGTAATGTAGAGGATGCTCAGAAATTAGCGCAAATGGCTACAACGCTTCGCCCAGAAGGTGCTGGTGGTGGTCGAGGCTTGATGGGTGGCCCTACTGCTGAAGGTAAAGCTAGAGCCGCTACAGGTTTGGGTGAGTTATTGTATGAAAGTGTAAAGAAGGGTGTTACACAACCATTTGCTAGGGCTACAGCAGGTAGTGCCATGCAAACAGGTACATTTGCTGGTGCTTTTCCTACTCAACCCGAACTAGAACCCATTACTACCGAGAGTGTTCAACGTGGTATGGGAGTAGACACAGGCATTCGCCCTGCAACAGGTACACAAAGATATTTGGCGGCAGGTGTAGAGGCCTTGGCAGACCCAACAAATCTGATTGGTTTGCCAGTTACTACAGCAGGTCGTTTGGCTCTTGCAACTGGCTCTACTTTGGCTGGTATTGGTGGTGAATTTGGTGGCGAGGTTGGCAAACAAGTTGGAGGCATACCTGGTCAAGTTACTGGTGGTATTTTGTTTGCTTTGCTATCAGGCGCAGGTGGGGCTAAAGGTGTTGGCCTAATGGCAGAAGCCAAAAACAGAGTTAATATAAAAGACTTCAATGTTGAGGATTTAGCTGGTGTTGAAGGAACTTCTAGAGCTAAAGATTTGGTTGAGAAAGCATTGGCTGCTGATCCAGACCTTAAAACTCGATTAGAAGACATCAGGAAAAAGATTGCCTTTGTTGGTGGACAACCTGATATCTTGGCAACTGGCGGTGTTGATAGCAGGATTTTTAGAGCAAGTTTAGAAAATTTAGTCAGTAAAGATGCAAAAGTAGCTGGTGATTTAAAGAAAATTTATGATGACTTGCAGACTGCTGTGCGTGTCAAAGCTAATGAGCTGTACCCACAGCCTAGTTCAGGTAATAAATTTATTCCCGCTGAGATTCCAACAGCATCAGCAAAAATTGCAGAACTTGAAATTGACTATGGTAAAAGATTAAAAGCACTTTCTGACCAACAAGAAAAACTTACTCAATCTTTGAATTTGGCTGGAAATATTGCGCCTGTTGATCTTGGAAAACCAATTCAAGGTGTTGTTTTAGCGCAAGAGGCTGCGGCTAGAAACGCCTTGTCTCCAGAGTATGAGAGCGTGAAAAAGCAAGCATCTCAATTGGGTGCTATTTTGCCAGCCAACGAAACTCAAGCCTTGTTAAACACGGCTAAAGATTTGTTTATGCAAGACCCTTGGGGTCGTCAATCCGACTTACTCAAGATGGTTCAAAAACAATCTGGTGAGTTTTCACGCCTTAGAAAACAACGTCAAGTAGACACAACACTACCTGCGATTCCTGGTCAAGCACCGCCAGTAGATTTAACTGTTGGCTTGGATATTACAAGCCTAGACTCATTAAAGAGGCGTGTAGCGGCTGATATTCGCACGATCAAAAACGATGCAACTAAAGACAAACTAATCTTGTTGCAACAGCGTGTAGATGATGCTTTGAATCAAGTGCAAAACTCTAGTGGCGACATCAATGTTAATTTTCGTGGTGGAAAGACAACATTTGGCGATGCCATGTCACAACTTGATTTGGATTACTACAACAAGGTAGGAATTCCATTTAAAGATGCTGATGCCATTCAGAAGATTGGTTCGCAAGAGTATGCAGAACGAATTGCCCCTCAGTTGGCAAGCAGTCCTACAGCAATGACTCAGTTTTTAAAGGTTGCTGGTGATGAGGGTATGCCTTTGGCTGAAAAAGCAGTTATGTCTAAGTTATATAACGCTGCTTTAAACAAAGAAGGTTTTATTGATCCTATAAAGCTAAATTCTTTGATTACAAAGACAAGCAACAATGGTGGTTATAGCGATATTCTTGCTCAATTGCCTGGTCTTAAAACTAGGCTTGATGATGCTGCCAATAGAGCAAATCTTCTTTCTGGTGAACGAGTAGCCATTGATGATGCCGCAAAAGCTGAGAGAGTTCGTTTAGGCGACTCTTTCTTGGCAAACTACGAAACTGGTGGTGTTGATGCAATTACAAGTCGTATGCTTGGCTCTACTGGTAAAGGTTATCAATCAAAATTCTTTAATGATTTAAGCAAACTATCTCCAAATGACCAAACTAACACTACCTTGGCTGTTCAAAACGCTTTGGTTACAAAGATGTTAGACAACAAAGACCCGTTTGCCTATTTGCAAAAGAACAAAGATACGTTTGTCAGATTGTTTGGTAGACAACATTACGATAACTTAGCTTCCTTGGCTGATGTGCAGCGTTTAGCCACAAAGATAAATGTAGATCGTCTTCCTGTAGATCAGGTAGCTATTAAAGAAATGTCTGCATTACAAAGAACGATGGGTGGTGTTGATCCTAAGAAGGTTTCTGCAATCTTAGTAAACCAAATCTCTAGCGTGTTTAACAAGGGTTTCCGCATTGCGGCTGCTATTGGTCAAGAAAACATCGACCAAGCGACTAAAGACGCTCACAGGAAATTGTTTTTGGATAAAGGTGGTTTGGATGGCGTAATTAAAGCATCTACCCGTCTAATAAACAAAAAAGGTCAAGAGGTAGAGTTAACAGACTTTATTAAGCCTGGTGATTTGTCTAATTTGGCAAACTCAATAGGAATGTCTGTTTTACGAACTGGTTATTTGGGCGGTTCTGTTGCGGCTTCACCAAGCGAGGTGATAGCTCCAGAACCTGAGTCTTCTTATCAATATACCCCAATGGTTCAGTAATGAAAGACGGGCTGTTTGCTATCTCAGTAGCAGTCCTCATTCTTTGTTTTGTAATTTTCTGTAGTTATATTATTGTTTGGGCATTTCCGTGATCGCCTTTCTCTTGGCGGCAACCATAGAGTACCGATGTATTAAATGGACTTGGACTGGCGATGTTTACAATCGCAGAGTAGTCTGTCTCAAGTGGGAGAGAAAGAAGTGATCGATCCGATTTCGGCTCTAGCTGGCATACAGTCAGCAATCAGCATGGTCAAGAAGGCGGCTAATGTTGCCAATGACCTAGGCTCACTTGCGCCCATGATTGGTAAGCTATTTGACGCTAAGTCTGTAGCTACAAAAGCAATGCTTCAGGCTAAACAGTCTGGCAAAGGCTCGAACATGGGTACGGCTTTGCAGATTGAGATGGCTTTAGAACAGGCTAGGGCGTTTGAGGAAGAGTTAAAGATGCTCTTCATGCAGACAGGAAAGATTGATGTCTGGAACAAGATTAAAGCCCGACAAGCAGAGATGGACTTGGCAGATGCTAAAGAGATTAGTGCGCTAAAGGCAGAAGCAAAGAAAGCCAAAGAAAAAGAGCAAGAGCAACTTGAGATTGGTCTAGCCATTGGCGGGATATTTTTTGTTCTGTTCTTAGTGTTTGTCGGAGTGAATGAGTTGATGGAATTCTGTGCAACTACTCGTAGATGTGGCAGATGAATGAGTACCAGAAAACCTTTGATTTGTGCCTCAAAATCTTCGTTTACGGGGTAGTGGCTTTGTATTTCTTGGGTTTTCTGAAGTTCCTTCCAGATGATCTGTCAGACAGAATTGTTAATCTTTTACTTGGAAAGGTTGGATTGGGCAAATGAGAATCACTACTTACCAACAGAATGCTCAAATGTTGTCAGAGGCTCACCGAGTGATCCACCAACAGAATATGAAGCGTCTGGCAGAGTTAACCCAACAAGCTCAACAACAACAGAAAGTCCAAGAGATTAAGACTCAATGGGCTAAAGTGGATGTTAAGGTATGAGATATTTATTGCTTCTTTTACTGTTAACTGGTTGTGATGAGAAATATCGGTATTTCTGCCAAAACCCAGACAATTTCCATGCTGAACCTTGCCAGAAACCTAGATGCCAATTCACTCAGACTTGCCCTGAGTATTTAGTAGCACCAATTTTGGAGAAAAAGATTGACGAAGTTAAACCTAACAACTGAAGAGATTGAGGTAAGGATTTGGGGGTTTGTCGTGGTTGCAGTCACGCTTATCCTCATGTTCATCGTTGCTGCTTTGCTCTATTCGGTCACGTTTGTGACTCAGCCAATCAAGAGTATGGCCCCGATTGACCAAGCCTATACCAAGATGCTGAACGACATTGTTCTGCTGATCGTTGGCGGTATCGGTGGAGTGATTGGCAAACGGGCTATGTCTAGTGCCGCTAGAGCGTTTAATCCTCCAACGCAACCAATGTGTCAACCAATGGGCTATCAAGGCTCTCAGGGCGGTTTTAACCCCTCCTATGGGTCTTCCTATGCCTCTCCGCAATCTGCGTATGGTTTGCCCTCTCAACCATTTGGTGCTATGCCTGTTTGGAAGAACCCTGAGTTGGATGAATCTTGGACACCTGGCCCTCCTCCGACTACCCCTCCCGACCACTTAGAAGATGACCAAGAGCGTGAAGAATTAGCACAAGCAAGAAAAGAGGCTGAATAATGTTTCCTATCCCTCTCCCGTGGCTTATTGTGGGTGTTTTGGTATCTCTCTTTGGTACATACCGAGTTGGACACCACTATGGATGGCTAGAGCGTGATAACGACATGAAAATAGCCATTGCTAAAAAGAATGAAGAAGCTCGTCAAATAGAGCAAAACTTGGGTGAGAAACTTAATCAACAATCTGCCAAACTACAGGAAGCCAATGATGCTATCAACAAAAAAACTACTGCTCTTGCTGTTGCCAATCGTGCTGGCAAGTTGCGGCTCAACACCGCAAGTTGTGTACAACCCGCCCAAAATTCCTCCTTTACCTCCTCAAATAGCGAAAAAACAAGAGGTGAATCTTCTGGACAGACTGACGTTGCTTCTGACTCCGAAAGAGCAACCATCGAAGCAATCGCAGAAATAGTTGCTCAAGGAGATCGAAATACTGCCCAACTAAATGCTTGTATTGATGCTTTCAACGAAGCAAGGGATTTAATTAACGGCAAGGGGCAGTAGGGTGATAAATAGGCTTGGCTTGTTTATATGCAAGTTTTGCTTCTTCAATGGTTTTATATGTTCCTAATCGTATTTGTTTCCCATCAATTTCTATTTTTGCATACCAAGTATTTGCATTAGGACTTTTGTAAACGCCAATAAAAGAGTTTTTCCCTTGAGGTTTAAAAAGATTTTGCATATTTTCGGAGCGAGTCACATCTCTTAGATTGCAAATTCTATTGTCTGATTTGTTTCCATTGATATGGTCAATAAAATTTTTAGGAAAATTTCCATGCACATACATCCAAGCAAGTCTATGAGCACCATATTTAACGTTATCAATCCGTATTCTCCAATAGCCTTGCTTATCAAAACCACCTGCTTTTTGCCCAAAAGTTCTTCCAAAAGGCGCTTTTTTCCAAAAAAACAACCCCGTTTCTGGTTGATATTCGAGAATTTCTCTAAGTTGATTACAATCAATATTGCTCATGCTGTTGTCCTCCATAGACAATGGTATGTGAAGTGGGTAACGGGGACTGCAATCCCTGTTACTTGCGATTTTACTAGGAGATCAGTTTATGGTCAATGCTGAACAATTAGCTAAATTGCATATTGGCCCAGAATGGGTTGATGCTTTAAATGCCACATTTGAAAAATTTGACATTTTGAACCCACTTCGGAAGGCGGCATTTATAGGGCAATGCGCTCACGAATCAGGTAATTTTAAACTTCTATCAGAGAATTTGAACTATCGTGCAGAGGCTTTGCAGAAGTTATGGCCTAAAAGGTTTGATGCTGCCAAGGCTCAAGCGTGTGCGAGAAATCCAAAGCTCATTGCTACGACTGTCTACAGCAACCGAATGGGCAACAGGGATGAGGCTTCTGGGGATGCTTGGCGGTTTATTGGCAGAGGATGTATCCAGCTAACTGGCTCGGCTAATTATTTCCATGCAGGGAAGGCTCTAGGAGTTGATCTCATTATGAACCCCGAGTTAGTGGCTACTCCGATGTATGCCGCACTAACTGCGGGATGGTTCTGGGATACGCATAAGCTAAACCAATACGCTGATTCCCGTGATTACAGAACCATGACTAAGAAGATCAATGGTGGTTTTATCGGTCTTGATGACAGAATTAAACACATTAACCATGCGATAGAAGTTCTTACCTAAGAAATCCTAGCAGGGCAATCTCTACCTTGATTGCAAGTGTTTAAACAGGGTGGACACCTTTTCATGTCCCTGACAAAGGAAGCAAAACTCTGTGCTGTGTCACCAAAGGCTTTCATCTTGTCGAACTCCTTGGCAACCTCCTCCAACACTTCGTTTCGGTCTGGTCTATCAATGAATTCATGGTCATTGAGCCATGTTCTGATGATTCCCATTTATCTTACCCTGCGAAGAGGAAACTCTTGAAACTTCTCGGGTGGTGGGGGCAGCATCTTCTCTGAAGGTGGAGTCCATCCATGCTTTCTCCAGATTGCCTGAACGTCTGATCCTGAAGACCATTTAAAGTCTTTGTTTGCCACTGAAGGGTAACTGATCTTTGAATAAGGTGGTTTTTCTATCATTTAATTACTTTCATAACACGTTGAGAGCGTCCCGTACTGGATTTGCGTCTTTCACCAGTATCCTCAATAAACCCCTTGCGAATTAGTGGCGCATATCGTGGGCTTATTGTTTGTATGCCATGACTCGGAAAATGTGTCATTACGTCATCTGCAATGCATCCATTTGGGTACTTTGCAATGACCTCATACACCATTTGCTCTAACTTGGTTGAATCAACCTTTTCAGCAGCATCTTTGCTTGTATCTGGGTCTTCTTTGCGTACCATCTTAAACGCTTCAGTACCAAAGAATCTACCGACTGTCTCATTCATGTTATCAAAAAATGTACTCATTATTAACTCCTGTTGGTTGGGGCTACGACTGCTCGTCTACAAGCTTTCAAAAAGTATAAAACAGCTTTCACCCCGTGGTTATGTTAACTCAAAAGGGCAAATCCGACTCATCAAAACTTGCCTTTTTAGGGGCTTGTTTAGGCTGATATTCTTCTTTAGGAGATACTGCTAACCCCATGAATTTGCCTGACTTTCCCTCTTTAATCCATGCAGATAGCCAGTAATCCTGACCGCCCACAGTAATATTTCCTTTGTAATCAGGGTGTTTCTCTGACTCTTTTTTGTCGTTCTTGAACAAAACGCCTGAGTTATCCTTCTTTTCCATCACATTTCCTTTGCTTTCTTTGCATATTCATTATGCGTATGAAGTTTAACTGCAGCATCACAATATGCTTTGTGTGCATCTTCTGCTTTAGAAAAATAACCTAAATGCTTTACTTTTCCACAAGCAGTTATTTGAGCTGCGAACCTATTTCCTTTTTTAACAACACCTTTATACCCAGTAGTATTGTTTATATAAAATTTTTTGTTTTGTGAGTTTTCTGAAAACTTACAATCCCTTAAATTTTCTATTCTGTTGTCATCTCTTATTCTGTTGATATGGTCTATTGTGTATGTTGGTAATTCTCCGTATATATAAAGCCATGCAAGTCTATGAACTTTAAATGGCTTTCTGTTAATTGATGTTCTCAAATATCCGTCAGTACCCATTGTGTTCAAAATTTGCCCAGCTTTTGCATTGTTTGCTACAGTAACTTTTCTTGTAAAAATTCCTGTATTGCTGTCGTAATCAAATAATGACTTAACAAGTTCCTGCGTAATCATTTATAGCTCCTTCGCCTTTTTCAAAGCTGAACGCACTTTACTGGGAAGCAGAGTCCACAATGCTATTTTTTGTTCGCTATCTAAGTTCTCTCCTTCCAACTTATCCCAAGCTGCCTTGGGGTCACCTTGCTCACACATGGCAATCAATTCCATTGCCATCTCTTGCAAGTACTGTAATTCCTCTGGAGGAATATTATCTTGTGCGCCTTGAGTAGGTGTAATCACTACTGATCTGCCCTCTTCAGGCAAGTCTTCACCCGCAAAAATGTATAGCCCGAGTCCATGTAGTGCCAGGGCTTTGGTCATACAACGCATGATGGCTGTGTTTACCGCAAAAGCATCGGGAGTAGGGATGGCCTTGTTTCTGTAGTCCATCACGGGTAATTGACAAGTCATTGGTTTGCCAAACATGGTAGCGGTAACGAACACCATTGCCGTACCATTTATGTCCATGAAACACTTGTCGCCAAACATCTCTACTTTGTAGGTAGCGGTAGGATCAGCCTTGAGAGCTTCTGCCCATGCCCAAGCCCATGACAGGTAGGTCAGGTTGTTTTTCTTCTCTGTATGAGAATTGACATCTTTTTTAAGTAACGCTTCTATTGACATATTAACTCCTTTGATTTTCGTTTAACTCTTGTTGAATAATCTCTTTTTGTTGTTCAGGAAATAAATCCTTGAACTCGATAAAGTCTGCTTCTTGGCAGCAAACTATTTTATCCCCTTTGATTGTCAGGCAATAGGGGCAGTAGTGTATGTCTGAGAACTCTGACACATAGGTTTGGAATAGTGTTTTCAATGGAAACTTTCATAAGCCATTGTCCACAGAACATCACCCGCCAGATCGGTAAGTTTGTTCAACTCATCTTCTGTCAATGGTGTTCCATCTTCATAGCATCCACTTGAGAAGTAGGCATCAGAGAAGTCTGGAAAGTCTCTGCTATCTACTCCATCTACTTCTAGGTCTACAACCTTTTTTCCATTAAGAATCGGCATATTTACTCCTGTTAAGCGTGGGTTACTGTTTGCCCACACCGATAATGTGCCACACCTTTTTATCTTTTTATACTAGGATAAACCCTAATAGACAAGCATAAAAACAACAGTAGTATTCTGAGTATGAAAACTGAAATACTTGAAAAAAGATGCGCTGAAGCCTTGCTTGGGTACTCTCAAACAATGGCAGATGCTTATACAACCGAACCAGAGGACTTTGATGCGGCTGTAACAGCTTTGCTTGCCAGAACGCTAGAACTCCATCTAAACCGAACAATCAACCTGGAGAACCTTTACAAATGACCCAAGAAGCAGTAATCAGAGCATTACAAAACGGCCCACTTACTTCCTACCAAATAGAGGATTTAACAGGCATACCAAGACTATCTATTGCAGCTTGTTGCACAAAAATGAGCTACAAGAAGAAGCTAAAAATTGGAAAAATTAAGATGGGTCGGTCTTGGGTTTCTCAGTACACATTAGCTCCACACATGATTGAGGCTGAAAAGGTAGAAGAGCCTCGTGATCTGCTAAACCCGTTTGACATCAGAAACGCTAAAGGCATCTTCACTAAGGCTGAATATGCTTCTATGAACTCCCAAGCTGTCAGATTGTTTGGCAGACAACCAACAAACGAAATTACCAACAATCAATTTATTTGATACAATGTTTTGAAACACGGCTAGGTACGAAGTCATGAGCGTACCGAAAAGAGAAGTCTCCCCTCCTGCCGCAGTTTCTTTTAGGGAGAATTGGAACAAGAGACTGCTATGCACTACTATTCATTTCATGTGAGTGACTACATTCACGATACAGCGCATTTATCTTTGTACGAAGATTTAGCGTTTAGGCGTTTACTAGACTTGTACTACACAAGCGAAAAGCCTATCCCAAATAAAACCCATGAGGTTTCCAGACGGATAAGGATGGCAAATCAAATCAATGCCGTTCAAACAGTTCTGGAGGAATTCTTTATGTATGACATAGAGAATGATTGTTGGTTTCACAAAAGATGTGATGAAACTATTTTGGCTTATCAGGCAAAAGCAGAGCGTAATAGGGAGGTTGGAAAGCTTGGTGGTAGACCTAAAGCAAACCCAAACGCTATCCCACAAGAAACCCAAGTGGTTTCCAAAGATAACCCTAACCAAGAACCAATAACCATTAACCATAAACCAATTAAAGAGAACAAGAAAGGCTCACGCCTATCTCAAGATTGGTTTCTCAGTAAATCAATGGGAGATTGGGCTACTCAGGAAAGACCAGACCTAGATGTTCGTCAGGTTGCTGAACAGTTTAAAGATTACTGGATTGCCCAAGCAGGTCAAAAGGGTGTCAAGTTGGATTGGGATGCAACATGGCGTAATTGGGTACGCAACACCAAAGCTGTTAAGCCAAATCCCTATGACGTTGGGAAGACCACAGTTCCTTCAAAGAATGAGCCTAACCTTGCTTTGATAAAGATTGAAGAAGACGCAAAAAAGGCAGCACCTATTCCGCTAGAAGTCTTGGCTAAGATGGCTCAAATCAGGGGCAGAGCATGAGAGTGTTGCCAATAAACAACTTTGAAGTTGAACCTTGGTTGCTTGAAAAACACTATGCCAAGCGTATGCCACAAATAATGTTTTCTTTTGGGCTATACAAGGATGATATTCTTGTTGGCGTAATCACTTATGGCATCCCTGCCTCGCCATCACTTTGCATGGGAATCTGTGGCAAAGAATACTCAGATAAGGTTTTAGAGTTAAATCGAGTCTGTCTGTTGGACAACCACAAAAACGAAGCATCATTCCTTGTTGCGAACTCAATCAAGTTATTGCCAAAACCAATGATTGTTGTTTCTTATGCTGATACCAGTAAGGGTCATGTTGGCTACGTTTATCAAGCCACCAATTTCCTTTACACAGGACTTTCAGCAAATAGAGTTGATTGGACCATCAAAGGGCAAGAACATAAGCATTCAAAAACCATTAGTGATGGTATGACACTTGAGGGAATAAAAGAGCTTCATGGTGATGATTTTTATTACACAGAGCGTTCAAGAAAACATAGATATATTATCTTTCATGGTTCAAAAACTGATAAAAAAGTTTTACGTTCTAAATTGAAATACGAAGTTATGCCATATCCAAAAGGTGACTCTGAAAGATATGACTCTGGAACAACTGTAAAAACACAACAACTTTTATTCGTATGAACTACTTTGAAGCCATGAGACTGCTAGACAGAGTTAAGGAAGGCGTACCTTATCCCGTACGTTTAATCAATCAAGCATTGGAGCTAACTGGTGATCTGGAGCAGACGTAATATTCAAGGCCCAAGCGATAGAGTAATCCTCGAACAGTCTGAAGCTAGAGAACTCTATCGGAATTGGGAAGGCAGTAAAAATCGTGACCTTATCAGGGCGAGACTTGAGAGAGCCGAAAGAATTTATGGTACTGGTGCTAGAGACAGAATCCGAGCTTTTATGAAACAAATGCAAGATGGGACACTACTATGAGCTTCATGGTCAATTTCAAAGTAGACGCTAACCCTGTTGGCAAACAAAGGGCTAGATACGTCAAGAGGGGAAACTTTGTGCAAACTTACACCCCTGACAAAACAAGAAACTACGAGGCTTTACTCAAGGATGCCGCAATCGAGGCAATGGGAAGTTCCGAACCCTTGGAAACCCCTGTGAGCCTATATCTTTACATTCGAGTACCAATCCCTAAGTCATGCACTAAAAAGCGTCTAGAAGCCATTGATAACGGGTCAGAGAAGCCAACAAAGAAGCCTGACGCAAGCAATATCCTAAAAAGCGTAGAAGATGGTATGAACGGGGTTGTTTACCATGACGACTCGCAGATCATAAACATCCATGTAACTAAGGTTTATTCAAGTCTGCCAGGCGTTGATATTTGCGTAAAAGAATGCTTGGACTAAGGGTAAGTCCCAATAGAAAAAGAAACAAACAAGAGTAAATTAAAGGTTTTAACAAGGGTGAATATTATGAATACATGGGAATTTGACACAACAATCGGACAAGGTAGTGAAGTAGTGACAGTTGTCTATGAATACGAAATAGACGAGGACAAATCCACCTATAACGAATCAGTTAAGGAAGTTTGGTTTGAAGGGCGTGATATTGTGGGATGTATGTCACAAGAGGCTTGTGCTGAATTGGAAATGGAAGCTGCAATGCGTTTTCAGCACCATAAACTGAACTACAAAATGGAGGATGTATGACTATAGAAGGCATTATCCGCATGGCAAAACAGGCAGGGTTTGCTGATGAAGAAATTGATACTTGTCAACAGATATTGATTCACTTTGCCAAACTGGTAGCAGAGCATGAACGCAATGAAATAATCGAAATTTTGGATGCTTCAACTGGCTATGTTCACATGGATGCGATCAGGGAAAGAACATGAGCGATAACCCACACAAGGCGGTGCAATTCCTGATTGACACTGCACCCCTTTATTCCAAGGCCAAGGCTACTCGGATGTTTCTAGAGGAATTCAGAAAAAGCCGCAAAGCCCAGCTCATGTCACAAGCGGGAACTGAGGTTTTAGGAAAGCAGGAAACCTATGCCTATGCTCACCCTGACTACATCGAAATACTCGAAGGAATCAGGGAAGCTGTCGAATTAGAAGAGCGTTATCGCTGGCTTATGACGGCTGCACAAACCCGCATCGAGGTATTTAGAACCGAGCAATACAGTGCCAGGCATGAAATAAAAAACACCCAATAATGCAATCAAAGAACAAACCTAAACCGAGCGCAGGGGAAAGGCTGCACATAGCCAAAATTAAACTCATGTCATGCATTATTTGCGACTCACCACCACCGAGCGAATGCCATGAAATAAACCAGGGCCAATGGTTTACATCAATGCCACTATGCGCAGATTGTCATCGGGGAAGCTTAAACGGGATACATGGGCAGCGCAGATTGTGGAACGTCTACAAAATGGACGAATTGTCAGCATTAAATGAAACCATCCGCAGAATATGCGAAGAGATGCCCCTAAAAAGCATTAAAACCCCGTTCTAGGCGTTTTTTATCATCGGTGCATAGTAGGGTAGCACAAACCAAAAAAAAGCCCGTAAAGGCTTAGATTTTAGGCAACAAAAAACCCGCTGATTAGGCGGGTTCTAGGTTTATCGTTTACCTGAGAGTATTCGCAGAATTAGGGCTGCAATGGCATATATCATTCAAACCCCACAAATTCTAAAGCTTCAATTTTGCAAGCTTCAACCTGATCAACCGATAACCCAAAGGCTATTTTTTCGGCTAACTGTGAAGCTTGATCGGCTTTTTTATCGTTTGGCGCTGTTAAGGCTAAGATTAAACACTGGGTTAATGCATCAATTTGTGTCATTTTTAGCCCCTTAAATTTGCTTTAACTTGATAACCCGAGCCATTTTCAGCCCATGCGCAGGGTATGCAATCAATGGCACATCTTTAGCCCAGCAAGCTCTGCAGCCGTTACAGTTACCCCCATGCAAATAAGCTTCGCATAATTTAACCCCATCTCGAGCCTGGAAGGTTGAAACGTCTGGCCCGATAACCGAACCATGCAAACCCTCGATATATTCCCCTTGAATTGAATCACTGGAAAACCTAACCTTAACATTAGGCAGAGCTTCCATTTGTGCGAAAACATGGGAAAATTTAGGGAATTTGTGCATTCTGGTGGGCAGCCAATGGTTAACCCATGGGGTTTGAATCATTACTTCTAGAATTTTCTCAGCCAGCCCGAGAGTGTAAACGTCCCCAGAATCAAACCAGCGAAAATAGCGATCAGAATCAAGCTCTGCCACCATATCAGACACCCAATCTAAGCGCTGCCAATCTTCCCGATTAGACAATCTGGGCGCTTTCACATTGGGGTAATTGTAATTTCCCGTAGTGGCATAACAGCCCTTACATGCATCAACCAATTCACCTGGCGCAGCCCATGAGCCTGGGCATGTATCAAGGGCTTGCAAGCTCCATGATCTAGCATTTAATTTTGACGTTTGAGAGATTTTGATCATTATTGACACCTATTAAAAAAAGATTGATTTAAGATTCTAGAAGTATTTTCTTAAGAAAAGGGATTGCATAACCAGTCAAATTAGACAATTCTTTCAATGTCATATTGGGGTTATTGTCATATATCCGCTTGATTTCATCGTATGACAAACCATTGATCGAGCGCTTTAGAGTGTATGACATGTTATTCCCCTTCCACAAATAAACGCTCTTCAAATATCGCAGGGTATTCGGTGCGAACATATTCTGCAGCTTCTACCATCGCTAGATCGATATCGTCGCTAAGATCGAGCATGTATTCCCCTTGATCTAATAAGCGGATAGAACCATCGGTTAAAAGCTCAACAACAACAAAACCATCGCCATCGCAGCAATAAGAGCCAATAGTGGGGATTTCATCGTAATTTGAGCCAGGGTAAAAATCCCACCTATCAAACTCTTTTGAGACAAAAAATTCTGAGGGTTTGCTGGCTGGGTGGGTTGAACCCAAAACATAGCAGCGCCCATTTGTATGCTCTTCAACCCGTTCACCTGTTACGATGTTTACATACATATACAGGGTATTTGTAAAATGATGGGGTTTTTGAACCCAGGTAATTGTTTTCATGTTGACACCTATAAAAAGAAAATTATTTAACCAAAACATCGAAGTAATGCAAAGCCCCAATGCAAAGAATCAGGCCAATTGCAATTGCAGCTAGATAGTCTAAAAACCCGTTTTCCATGATCAAACCTTTCCATCTGTTTTTGTAGTCAATTTAAAGGCTATAGAAGCCCTCTCAGAGCGTGAAAACGATTGACGTAATGCCAGCCAGTCAGTCAGTCGCATTGTGTTCGCCACGAAGTCGCAAATTGTCAGTGTAGGTATGTTGCCCGTGCATTGTGCATAGTGCATCGTATAGCGCAGGCCATTGTCACGAATTGATCTGCGAATCGTTTTGTATGTTGTTTTATCCATATTGAAACCTATTAAGAGTTGATAAGAGAGAGAGTAAAAATCTACCCTCTCACTATATAAGCATAAAAGAATCGTGCCAACTCTCATAAGCTGTTGATTCTATTGACCCCTCCAAAACCCTATAAGTATTTACCCCTAGAACTATTGTGTGCAATAATTAAATAAATCAATTTTTTGGAATAAAAATGGCTGGTAGATATCCGCAGATTGACACAATCCAATTCCGCAGGAAATTAGACAGCCCGAAGCGCAACATCTTATTGGCTGCGGGAAAGGGGAACATAACGAAGGGGTTTGAAAACATCCTAGCGATCTACCAGCATCTTCATTCCATCGGGTATAGGGTAGATAGCCCCCTGGAGCAAATCGCATTGGTTACGATTGAATCTGCGGGTAAACAGACAGCCCCAACTTAGATGAACTAGTAAGGAATGACACAAGGGAAGGATAAGACAAGGTAATGCGAATAGTTCTCAATAAGATTCAAGTACATGGAAAATGGTGCTTCGCTTCTATACGCTCTTCTAAACCTAAATGAGAATCATTCGCATCTGTGGCCATTAAGGGTAAACCCTATAAGGGTAAACGAGTAGGTAGAAACCCTTAGGTAGAAACCCTAGGTGGTGAGATGTATGGGGGGGGAGGGGGTAGGTTGGGTTGGTAGATATTTGTGTACCCGCCTATCCTCAGAAAAAGCTAAATTCAACTCCAAGGAGAACTAATGGAACAATTGAAAAGAGGAAGAGGAAGACCCAAGGGAAGCGTCAAGATGACCATACAGAGGTTTGCTGACAATCCACCCCTTGTACTACCTAAGACAGACCATCAACGTCTCAAGGAGCTTAAAGAGCTAATGATCAGGAGTGGAGGTAAGGATGTGGCTCAGAAGGTTATTGAGATTGCCCTTAATGATGAGCATCCCCATCAATTGGTAGCTTTGAAGATGTGTTTAGATAGGACTCTTCCTGTTTCTTTGTTTGAAAAGGATAAGAGCCAGAGAAGTGCCGTAACCATCAATATCACTGGTTTAGGACAAGAGCCGACAATAATCGACACTGAACCTGAAGATGTAGAGGCTAAATATGGTTAATTGGATTCTTACTGTAAACAGACCTGAATACATGGAAAAGAGTGAGTTGTTGGTTCCGAAGGATAAGTTGCCTGAGTTATTGGAAGCCATATTGAACAACAAGGATTGGTCTATTAGTGCTTCAATAACGATTAAACCCACAGATATGGAGTACTTTGATGGCAGACCTTAATTTCTCTCTCTTGCCCTGGCAACAAGAAGTCTTCAAAGATTCCACGAGATTCAAGGTTGTGGCTGCTGGGCGTAGGTGCGGTAAGTCACGTATGGCGGCAGTTACCCTACTCATTGAAGGACTAAAGTGTCCACAAGGCTCTGCGGTTCTTTATGTTAGTCCCACTATGGGACAATCAAGACAGATTATTTGGGACTTACTGCTAGACCTTGGCAGAGAGGTTATTCAGTCATCCCATGTAAACAACCTAGACATTACCCTGATAAACGGGGCTAGGATATACGTTCGTGGTGCGGATAGACCTGATACCCTTCGTGGCGTTAGCTTGACCTATGCCGTACTAGATGAGGTTGCTGACATTAAACCCGAAGCATGGGAACAGGTCATTCGTGCCAGTTTGTCTGATAAACGGGGGAGAGCACTCTTTATCGGCACTCCTAAGGGACGCAACTGGTTCTACGATACCTTCAAACTAGGTGAGTCAGAGGATGACCCTGATTGGAAGAGTTGGCACTTCACCACTGCTGATAACCCCTTGATTGACCAAGCAGAGATAGATTCCGCTAAAAAGACCCTGAGTTCTTTCGCTTTTAAGCAAGAGTTTATGGCTTCGTTTACCAATGCGGGTTCTGATATCTTCAAGGAAGAGTGGATCAAATACGGGGTTAGTCCTGAACATGGAAGCTATTACATCGCTGTTGACCTTGCGGGATTTGAGGAAGTTGCCAAACAAGCAGCCAATGCTAAGAAACGTCTGGACGAGTCTGCTATCTCAATCGTGAAGGTGACAGACGATGGGAAGTGGTTTGTTGAGAAGATTGAACACGGGAGATGGGACATCCGAGAAACCGCCTCCAAGATACTGATAGCTATTCGGGACTACCGCCCTTTATCCGTGGGGATAGAGAGGGGGGCACTAAAGAACGCTGTTTTGCCGTATCTTAGTGACTTAATGCGTAAGAATAATACCTATGCTCACATTATAGATTTGACCCACGGGAATAGAAAAAAAGCAGACAGAATCATCTGGGCTTTACAAGGTAGGTTCGAGCATGGCAGAATTGTGTTAAATTCGGAAGAAGATTGGGATGAGTTTGTAGACCAGTTAATCCTGTTCCCTGCTCAAGGAGTCCATGATGACTTGCCTGACTCCCTCAGTTACATTGACCAACTGGCTGTTACATCTTACATGGAAGAAGATGACAGTGAGGATTGGCAACCTGTAGATATTATTAGTGGGGTATAAGAATGGAATTCCAAGAACCTAGCGACTCAGACAAAGAGATAGTTAACTTTGTTGTCAACCATTGTGACAGGTGGAGGGATTGGAGAGATGTCAATTGTCTTGATGATTGGCTAGAGTATGAGCGCATCTTCAATGGTGAATGGGATGCCCAAGATAAAACTCGTGAGTCCGAGCGTTCAAGAATCGTTACCCCCGCTACCCAACAAGCCGTAGAGACACGCCATGCCGAGATCATGGAAGCCATCTTTGGTCAGGGTGAGTTCTTTGACATTCAAGACGATATTCGTGATGTCAATGGTAGCCCCCTAGATGTCGCTGCCATCAAAGCACAACTGATGGAAGACTTCAAAGTAGACAAGATTCGCAAGTCTATTGACCAGATTGAGCTGTTGGCAGAAATCTATGGTACTGGCATCGGTGAGATTGTTGTCAAAACAGAGAAAGTCTTTGTTCCCGCTACTCAAGCAATACCTGGTCAAATGGGACAAGCCGCTATCGGTGTAGTAGAACAAGACCGAATCGCAGTCAAGATTGTTCCTGTTAACCCCCGTAACTTCCTGTTTGACCCCAATGGAACATCTATTGATGACTGTATGGGTGTGGCTATTGAGAAGTATGTCTCCATCCACAAGGTCGTTAAAGGTCAAGAAGAAGGCATCTACCGCAAGGTAAAAGTCGGCACTGACTCGATGGATACAGACTTAGAACCTACACAAGAAGTCTCTCAGTACGAAGACGATAAAGTTAAACTTTTGACTTACTATGGACTCGTTCCCCGTGAGTACTTAGAACAGTTGGAAAACGAAGAAGATGGAGAAGTAGAAGACTTATTCCCCGAAGACTCTATTCAGGATGAGTATTCCGATATGGTTGAGGCTATTGTCGTTATCGCTAATGATGGGACTCTTCTGAAGGCAGAAAAGAACCCATACATGATGAAAGATCGCCCAATCCTTGCTTATCAGGACGATACAGTTCCTAATCGTTTGTTGGGTCGTGGTACTGTTGAGAAGGCTTACAACTCACAAAAAGCCATAGATGCCCAAGTGCGTAGCCATTTAGATTCACTAGCTCTTACAACTAGCCCAATGATGGCTATGGATGCTACCCGTCTCCCAAGGGGTGCTAAGTTTGAAGTCAAACCAGGCAAGGCAATCCTGACAAACGGCAATCCCAATGAGATTCTGTTCCCGTTCAAGTTTGGCAATACGGATGGTTCTAACCTGACAACTGCCAAAGAGTTTGAGCGTATGCTTTTGATGGCAACAGGCACTTTAGACTCACAGGGAATGGTTACTGCTGTCTCCAGAGATGCAGGTCAGGGCGGTATTTCGATGGCTACTGCCTCGATTATCAAGAAATACAAGCGTACATTGGTGAACTTCCAAGAGGATTTTATGATCCCCTTTATCACCAAAGCCGCTTACCGCTATATGCAGTTCGATCCAGAGCGTTACCCTACTGTGGACATGAAGTTCATTCCTACGGCAGCACTCGGTATCATTGCTAGAGAGCATGAGCAACAACAGTTCATTGCCCTTTTACAGACTCTTGGCCCTAATACACCTGTTTTGCCTATCATTTTGAAGGGCATCATGGCTAATTCTTCTCTGTCAAACAGATTTGAGTTGATTGAGATGCTAGACAAGATGGCTACTGCTGATCCACAGGCTCAACAAGCGGCTCAGATGCAACAACAATTGGCTATGCAACTGGCTCAAGCACAGATTGCTGTCCAAACTACGCAAGCAGAGCAGAACAAGGCTGAAGCGCAAAAGTTATTGACTGAAGCGCAATTGATGCCTATTGAGTTGCAAGCAAAGAGCATGGCGGCTAATACCAAGAACCTCCCAACTGACGATGCTTTGGCTTCACGAGAGTTTGATAAGCGTGTCAAAGTTGCTGAATTGATGCTAAAAGAAGCAGATATTCAGAACAAGGCTAAGATTGTTGAAAAGCAGATGACTAGACAATGAATCCAGAACTAGAACGCTACTATTCTGAGAGATTTTCCATGATGTCCACTCAAGGGTGGATAGATTTAATGGAAGATGTTGACAAAATGATAGAGCCTTTGAATAATATTGCAACAATTGCAGACGAAAAAAGTCTACAATTCAGAAAAGGCGAGTATTCAATACTAATTTGGCTGAAAAACTTGAAACAAGTCAGCGAAAGAGCATTTGAGGACTTAAATGAGAAGAATGTATGAATTTGCCTGTATAAACGGGCATAAGACAGAGAGATTTGTTGATTATGAGACAACAAGTCTTGTGTGTGATTGTGGTGAGGAAACTCATCGCATTTTATCTGCACCAGCTTTTAAGCTAGAAGGGTGGTCTGGAGCGTTTCCATCAGCGCATGGAAGGTTCGAGAAAAGTCACTTAGATAGATTAAAAGCCGAGCAGAAACTCAACTCATAAGCAATTATGCCGAGTTGAATCTCCTACAACCGAACAACGGCAGGAAAAGGAAAAAGTATGTTGATTGATGATGACAAAGAAGAGTTGGGTGAGTTAGAGATTGAGCAACAGAAGATCGAGCAAAAGCCTGAACTTCCTGAGAAATACAGGGATAAAAGTTTAGACGACATTGTGAGGATGCACCAAGAGGCTGAAAAGCTAATTGGAAAGCAAGCACAGGAAGTAGGCGAGGTCAGAAAGTTAGCCGATGAACTTATCAAACAGAACCTTGGTTCACGACAACAAACTAGACAGGAAGAGCCTGAAGTAGATTTCTTTGAGAATCCACAGAAGGCAGTTCAAAGGACTGTTGATAATCACCCTGACATCCTAGCGGCACGTCAAGTAACGCTAGAAATGAAAAGGGCGCAAATTCAGCAAAGGTTAGCGCAAGAACATCCCGACTTTGGCGAAATTGCTAAAGATCAGGACTTTGCAAATTGGGTGAAGTCTAGCCCTGTTCGCATCAAGATTTTTGAGCAAGCCGATTCTGGATATGATTTCGACTCAGCCAATGAATTGCTATCTACCTATAAACAGTTACGTTCTGTTAAACAGAAGCAAACGAGTGATGATGGCGAGGTAACTCGCAAGCAGAACTTAAAGGCAGTAGGTGTTGATATAGGTGGCTCTGGTGAATCATCAAAGAAGGTATACAGAAGGGCTGACCTTATTCGGCTCAAAATGCAAGACCCAAATAGATATGACGCTTTAAGTGATGAAATCATGCAAGCCTATCAAGAGGGTCGGGTTCGTTAAACTTTAGGAGATTTAATCATGGCATATCCAACACCAGCGGTAACAGTAACCACCGCAGAAAAGTTCATTCCAGAAATCTGGTCTGACGAAATCGTAGCCGCTTACAAGAAAAACCTTGTTTTGGCTAACATCGTAATGAAGATGAACTTCAAGGGCAAGAAAGG